TAGCGCCATGAGCGAAAGCATGTCCGCTTCTTGCAGTTCTCCTATATCGACGAGTGTGTCGAGATACGGTTGGAGATTCTGCGGGAGGAGTTTTCCCGACCGCTTGCCCTCAGCGGACAACCGCACAAGGCCGTCGATAGCCCCGGTGGTCATCGCCTCGATCTCTTTGGTGAGGTCGTACACGGTCTTACCCGCCAGAGCTATGCTCTTTTTCACCGTAGCGCCGAAGCCGAACAGCTTGCCTAGATCTTTCATGGCAAAGCTGAGGCTCATATTGATTAGCGATGTCAGGCCTCCGCTCACAATAGACCCGAACCCGTCCATAATCCCAGTCCCGAGCGACGCGAACAAGCCCGATATCTTTCCGCTGCCTCCGGTCATCCCTGACCAGAGGTCACTGAATCCGGCTTTGACCGAACTCCCCCACGCGCCGAAAACACTGGGAGCTTTCTCCGCTTCTTTGCGGATGTCCTTAAATTGTTGCGTGACTTTCGGCAACACGGCTGTCATTTGATCGATACCACTACGGTCTGTAAAGAGAGCCGGAGGCTTTAAGTTCCCGAAGAGCGTTGCTTCGGCGTTCACTTTACTCATCGGACCTTGGAGGAGTTCTAGCGATTCTCTCCACAAGTTGAACACGTCTACCGGGATCGCTTCTTTCGCCCGTGTCAGTTGTTCCATCATGTCGCCGAGATCATCGCGGAATTTTAAAAGAACAGTGCCAGACAACTCCGAAAGACTCCCCCCGAATTCTTCGTACACGCGCATTGCTTCTTGTCCAGCCGGGATACCGCCATCCCGCCACGCCCGCACTGTCTCACTGATGCGCTCATTCAGCTCTCGTGTTGCTTCGTCAAGGGCTTTTGTTTCCCCCTCTGACAAGGCGAGTGCTTCCGCCGCCACTTCCGCCGCCGCTTCTAATTCTTCATGATTGTCTATGAGGTAGGCCAACTGTGAGTTAAGGTCTTCTCCCTCCTTACGAAATCGGATCGCCCCTTGAATCACTGCGTTTAATGAATCCTCGGACAATTCCCCCGATACTTTGCCTAATTCGTTCATCGTGTCGGTCAGGTCTTTCATCGTTCCTTCAATACCTGCGACCGATAACGCCGTTTCTAATTCTTCGGTTTTTTCTCTCAGGGTTTCGAGTTCCCGCTTTGCAACATCTTCAGCCGTTTCCCCCACGCGTGACAGCCATGTATTCGCTCCTTTCAATCCACCGATAAGACCATTCAACCCGTCAATCACAAACTGAGGTACAAGATATTTTGTAAATACTCCCTGAGCCAACCCCCACAGATCAACAAGTCCTTTCAGTACCCACATCACCCCCTTAAACGCGACGATCACCACATTGGTGAGTAGTTGCGCCAGTTGCCACAGAATGTCGCGCACCGGTTTGATCGATAAGAGGATCGCCCCTATCACTAGCGGCCACGCACCAATCGCCACGACAAATGCCCCGATAGGACCGAGGATCGCCCCTATGGTGCCCATCAACCCCGCAGTGCCTAATGCCGTCGCCACTACCCCCAACCCCGTCGATAGCGCGCCAAACGCCGCCGCCGCCATGCCCGCCATCATTAGGATGGGGCCAATCGCCGCAAGGACGGCTGTAAACCCAATAACCAATTTTTGAATGCCGGGGGAGAGATTATTAAACGCCGGGGCTAAGGTATCTGATACCCAATTCGACATCTTGATCCCAAGTTCCAAAAATGACGTAAGGATCGGCGCGAGTACCTCCCCGATTTCGATCAGTGCACCCCTCGACGCCGATTGCATGAGCGTGAACGTCCCCGCTAATCCTTCCATTTGCGTGGAGGCAATCCTAGCGGAGATGTCCCCAACATCGACGAGATCGTTCGTCATCTTCTTGAGTGCTTCCGATCCCTGCCCGACGAGTGCGGCCATCGCTGGCCCCGCCCGTTGGCCGAAGATGGTGATCAGTTGTTCAGTCGTGGCGCTACTCGAACCCAACTGGCGCACGATCTCATCCATCGGTTTAATCTTGCCAGTCGAATCTGTAACACTGAGGCCCAAGTTCAGCATCTCTTTACGCGCTTTGCTCGTTGGGCCTAAGAGCTTCGTGATCGCACCGCGTAATGATGTGCCCGCCATCGACCCTTGTATGCCCGCATTCCCCATTAACGCAATGGCCGCAGCGGTGGACTCAAAAGATAGCCCCGCTGACTTCGCCACCGGTCCCGCATATTTGAACGCAACACCTAACTGCGTGAGATCTGTATTGGCAGACGTGAAGGCTTTGACTAGTACGTTATTCGTGTGAGCGAGATCCTCAGTCGTTTGTCCGAAACCTGTCATGATGTTCGACGTGATATCCGCAGCGCTCGCGATATCTAATGTCGCAGCAGCGGCGAGTTCTAACACGTTTGGCATCGCGCCGTAGATCTCGGTGGTTTTGAATCCCGCCATGCCTAGGAAACCCATAGCGTCGGCTGCTTCACCGGCTGAAAACTTCGTGGTTTTACCCAGTTCTTTGGCTTGATTTTCAAGGAGTTTGAAACTGCTACCAGTCGCGCCCGTCAACGCGCGTACACGATTCATGGATTTTTCAAATGACCCAAACGCAATCCCCGCTGCCGCGCCCATCCCCACAATAGGAGCCGTGAGGCCCATAGTGAGAGAAGTCCCGGTGGCTTGCATCTGACCACCGAGCTTAGTCATCTTCGCGCCCGTTTTTTTGAGAGACGCTTGCGCTCTGATCAACGCAGGTGTCAGTTGATCATTAATTTTTAAATTGGCGATGATGTTGCCGACGTTAATCATGTGTCGTGTGTGATGCCTAGCTCACGCTCCACTGACTCCATCTGAAGACGCAGATACCTCTGAGCAGCTCGATCCGTTGGAACTTTCCCCCGCTCAGCGTTGTCGATCCGTGACTTCGCCGAAGCCAGCCCGCGCATGTCTATGATCTGAAAAATCGATCCATTCAAATCAGCGTCGAGCGCTTCCCTAGCGGCATCTGGGAGACACCCGAATTCATCACACACACGGCTGATCACCCACTCCTCCGGCGGCGGGAGGTCGGTCCCATCCTGTTCTAGGTAATCGACAAACCGCCCTGCCCTTTTCCCATTTCTTCTGTATTCTCAGGCCGGGAAAACTCAAAGATTTGCTCCGCGAGGAATGCCGCAGTCGGTTCGTCAAGTTCACCGATCACCTCAACACGGTTCGCGTCGTCGAGTGGGGGCGTCAGTGTCCACGAAACAATCCCTTTTTCTAAGATCATGTCGCGATCATAATTTGACAATGAGGCTTCCTGAGTTTTCTGGATGCGGTCTAATTTTGATGCGTCTTCATTTCGCAACGCTTGCATAAGCTCCGCCCCCAGTTCTTTCATGAAAAAGATCCCCTGGCGCTGTTGCTTTTCCGACGCATCTGCGAGTTTTCGGTGCGAGAGCTTGCGTATTATGGCGCTCTCTCCCGCATCGTTCGGCAAATCTACAGCCCGCGTGATTCCTATGACAAGTCCCATTCATTCACCCCTTCTGCGTTTGAAAGTTACGACCACACACCTGCACCCGTTGGCAACAGCTCAGCGACACACGTTTGGATATTCCCATTCTGCGCGATCACTTCAAAACTTGTTAGTCTTGTGCCAACGGTGAAGGTCTTGCTGTCCCCCCAGATGATCACCATTTCTCTAGTATCGTCTTGGGGGCCATCGTCCACGAGATTTAGCACAACGTGTGTCCCAGTGGTGGCAGCCGTATCCCAGACCAGTGTGAGTGTGATCGGCTCCACACGTTTCACGCCGATAGGTGTGTGCTCCTCAAACGAATCGCCTAGAGCTGTAGTCTCAGTCGTGAGAGCTGTTAACTTGGCTGAAACACCTTCAATAATGAAATTAGTCAGCGCCCTTGCCGTGCCCCCAGGAGCATCCTCCAGAGTTACACTAACACTCGCGGGACCGTATTTTCCTGCCATTTTATACTCTCCTTAAAGAATACTACGTAGTTTTCATAACTGTCAAGTGCTCGATTAATTATTTTAGAGATTACGTGAAAACCCGGCG